ATCCGAACTCATCAATAAATCCTTCATAGTTCCATTCCATTGGGATAAAAAGAGAATATAAACCAGATTTTGTTTGTCCATTCTTATTTCTTGAGGTAACGTCTGATGCATTATATAGTTTTTTAAAGTTATCTCCACCTTTATCTAAAGCGTTAGAGGTTGAACCCATCATACATTTTCCTACAATCCTACTACCTAGTCTTAAACAAGTTTTTGTAACTCTCCAGTTGTTTAATATATTATCTGGTCTTTCCCATTTACCACTTTCATCGTGAACTAGTAAAGCTAATTTCTCTCCATCGTAACTGTTATCTCCCGTGTTCTTCCAATCTATAGTTGTATCTAAACCTTTTATCTCTTCTAGCTTTTCGTTCGCCGTGATCTTCTTTCTCGTAAACTTACTAGCGGGTACACGATAAGCAAGCTCGGATTTTGGACGATCCATACCATCTTGTACAGGTTTAAAAAAGAATGGATAGTTAATTGATATAGGAACGACTTTGTCGGTAAACATTTTTTTAGCATCAGCACCTGATTTTGAAAGGATTCCATATCTACTATCACTTGATATTGTAGCTAAGTTAACTGTTTCTGCGCTCGACATAAAAGAAAATCCAGATCTACGATTCTTAAGGTAGCATATTCCGTAGCATCTTTTATCAGCCTTACAAGCTTCCCAGTATATATAAAACAATCTATTTGCTTCTCTAAAGTCTGGTGCTCCAACATCTATTTTGCTCCACTGTAAATACATGTAGTGAGTTCCTGATATCCAAGTTGGTTTCCCGTTATTAGTAAACCAGAAACCCTCTTCTCTTCTTTTGAACTCTTCATCTATATAATCGAACCATTGTTCTTTTTGATCTTCAGGATAAGCTCTCCAATCAAATATGTTTTTGATTCCCTGTAACTCCTTAGGATACTCCTGTTTGACCCATTTGTTTTTAGGATGCTTATACACATCTTTTGGAACTTTAGGTAACCCTATGACCAGATTCTGTATCTCTATGATCTCGCCTACCATCCCGTTGTGTGACAACACAATTAAATCGTGTTCTTTGTTATAACCATACTTCCACTTCTTACCACGGTTCATTCGGGTAATAGTGGTATTCTTTATAGGTTCTACTGTCCTGACTAAACTTTGACTGTACATTATTTAGATCTACCTTCAGCAAATCCTTTAAAGACCTTTTCTTTTTTATCCTCAGGTGACTTACCTTCTAATAAGTTCTCTTCTTCTTGAATTCTATTAAGTATTTCAAATGCGTCAAATATTGCTAGCTTCTTAGTGGCTGCAGCGTTCTTTAATCTATCTGCTGATATATCTTCTTTCGAATCTACGATAGCTTCTTTAGCAACCTTAATCAGCTCCTCAACTGCTATGTGCCCAGCTAGGATTATATTCTTCTTCGTTTCCTTGATATTCATATTTAATTGTAATAAATTGGGTCATGACTCTATATAAGCGTTCTCCGTCTATAATAAACTCGTATTTTGAAAATGGGGTGAATCCGACCAGATCTCCCTCTTTGTAAGTTCCATCGGTATGTTTAACTATACCTATGCAAGATTCTTCTTCGTCAACTCCAAATCGTGTTCTATCTTTAATTGGCTTTACGAAGCAGTAACCTTTAGGAGTTCTCCACTCCCAGTATCTTTTGTACAAGAAGATTTGATCTTCTTTTACTAGATAAGTGTTTTCGTCAAAGAAACTTTTGCTATTCCTCTCCTCACCTCTAACGTCATGCCATCTTCTAAAAATGTTGTGGTGGGTTATAATAGTGTCTCCTGGTTGTATGTCTGATTCAAAAGCTGTAGGAACAGATTTAACAATAGCTTCTCTATTTACAAATTGGTGGTTGTAAACCTCAGTGTTGAGGATAAGTTCTTTATCCCCAACCTTTGTGGTATTGTTATATCTATTTCCTTTTGGCTCTATAACAAAGTCAAAAGGCGCTTTCATCAGTACTCTAGGTTATACTCTACAGAGACAGCCATGTTTTTGTTAAAGTCCTTCCATGGTAGTACGTCGTTCTTTTTCTTGATATAAATAGAGTACTTGTCTTTCTCTTCTATTATATCGCAAATAGTGTGCCCACCATACACTTCTTGACCAACAGCGTAATGCATAGCGTCGTTCTTATAGTCTTTACCTATAGTAATCTTTCTAATCAGCTTGCTCATCGTGGTTTATTTCTCCTGTGTGTATGTTGATATTATCAGTACCATACTCTTTTTTAAGAGACTCTTGCATAGAGGCTAAGTCATTTTGAAAAGAAGCTACATGGTTTAACAACCCGTGCTTTCTAGTCTCTAAAGACCCTATCTCCATTTGACCTCTATTAAGGTTGTTGATAATCTCTTGCATTTTGCTTAAATGCTCGTTGCTGATTTTAGTGACTTTCTCACCTTTTAATTCTTTGATTTTTTCTACTGTGTTCTTTGCCATTTTATTTAATTTAATTATTATTTATTAAGTTGTACTTGTGTTATTAGGGAAGTGTGTCGGCAGTTATGAAATTCGTATTACCAAAAGGAGTAGAGTGAAGATCGTTCCCACTACTATCCTCAAAACTACCATCAAGAGGAAGCCACAACACTACCTCATCTCCACCAGAATAATCTCCCTCATCAACTAAGGGATTTTTATGTTCTGACCCACTAGCATATAGGTATGTAACCTCATCAGCATCCAAAGCATAATTCTGCCACATTGTAAAGTTAGATATACTACCTGCAAGTTGGTATAGAGTTCCCACTCTTCCAATATATAGATGTTTATCTGATGGTGTCATTCCTTCTGTATCGTTCCCACCAGTAGTACTAGAGCCTTGTAGGGATCCGTTAACATAAAGATCCGCGTCTAAAGAATCGCCACCTGGTCCTCTTACTACAAAAACCAAGTGCTGCCAAGACGTGGAAGAATTGGTCCATATTCGTCTTCTATAATTACCTGCTCCACCTACCCCATTTCCATCTATAACATCTACTAGCAGAGCAGTTCCCGACCATAAAGCATGATATTCAACATTCCCATCAAGTCCTTTTATAAAAATACCATCTTGATTACCAGTGTGATCTCTTTTCACCCAACAAGCAACAGAGAAATCAGTGTCATCTGCATCGCTAGTCCCACTATGAGAAAGTAAGTTGTCATCATCAACACGAATATAATCCTCGCCTCCATTGAAACGAATAGCGTTGGAATCCCGCGTTAAACCACTATGAACTATACTGCTACCTAGTCCTAACATTATATACCGAAGTAACAGATTAATCTACCAGCTCCAGCGCCGCTTAACTTAACGCCAGTCCACCTACCATATATCGTGATACCTTTTGGAAGTGAATCAGCAGTATCCATTTCTAACCCTCCATAACCTTGGCTATGCTCGTCGTAGAATTGCGCTTTTTGAGCTGTCGAACCTGTAGCATAATTAGCTGCAACTAACTTATTTAAAGTTATATCAGAACCACTAACAGCGACTACTTTATAAGGATCTGTTAAACTCCTAGGGCACATCGTAGCGTGCTCAACAATCATGCCTATCTTTATATTTAACGCAGCTGAAGCTAAGGTGATATGATAAGCATCATCACTACCGTTATCATTATGTGTATCTGCGTCTTCTACGTTACCAGTACCATGCGATGCTACGTCCGTATCTATATAAGAACGTTGTAATGCCCCAGTAGAGTCGTATGCAACTTCTGAAGTTAAACCTGATGTAGCGTGTAAAGTTGAGTCAGATAAAGCTGTTATAGCTACTATCGCATATCCCTTAGGTGGGTATATAGCTCCAGCACCATCAGTTATTGCACTACCAAATTGGCCAAAGCCATAAGCTACTTCTGTTGAATTTTGTCCCATTTTATTTCTTTTTTGTTTTCTCTAATGATCTTCCGCCAAAATAAGCTCCGATCACTGTTATTAATACTAATTGTAATAAGTCCGTCCATTTAGCCTCTACGTTGAATGATAACACGCCAGCATCGATAAACATCAATAACACCGTGCTTACCACTAAAAATATAAGGACCATAGGTCTTACGTTCTTAGACATCCATGAATCTGAAGC